TCCGGGGAGTGGGATGCCACAGGAAGCTGTGGATTTTGGGGATCATGCTTCTCGCGCGAGTTCCTTCGCGATCCAGTCGGCCGCGTCCTCCTTGGACACTTTGATCGTCTGGCCCTGGGCGTAGCGCTCCTTCCGCTCGGGCCTGCCCTCGCCTTCGGACACGAAGCGGTGAAAGGTCTGAAGAATGAGGACGGTTGTTTCCATGTCGATCTCCGGTGCCGCCATTACGGCACGTTGCGGGTGAGCTTCATCGCCGAGGCGTCGGTGGCGTAGTACTTGCCGAGGAAATTCAGGGTGACCGCGTGGACGCCGGTCTGGCCGGGATCATCGACGTTCGGGTTGAAGACGTCGCAATTGCCCAGCACGAGCCGGTCCTTGAAGTTCATTGTGGCGCCGATCGTGATGTCGAGTGTCTGACCAGTCTGCTTCACGACGAAGGCCGAGTAGTCGGCCAAGGCGTTGAAATAGACCTCGACCACGCCCTGCACGTTGAACTCGCCCAGGCCGATGGCGAAGGGATCGGCCGAACCGAAGGCGTACTGCTGCTGCAGGTTGTTCGAGATCTGCAGTTGCAGCGAGCGGACCTTCGGCGAGGCAAGGCCGAACAGGCTGTTGACCACGATGTCGGCCGGCGTCGAGGGATCGTAGGCCGGCGTCGGCGCGGCGTAAGTCGATGATACGATCGCCGTCGTCGCAGTGCTTTCGCCCAGGGCCAGCAGGGAGAAGTTGAGCTGGCCCGGGTTGCCGTTCTGGAAGGCGATCGAGACGTTGTCGACCATGCAGCCGGTCAGGCGGCGATAGGGGTCGGTGGCACCGCCCTCGTACTTCTCTTCCAGGGTGAACGTCGTGCCGCTTCGCACCGAGCCGACTTTGAGAACATTGGACACCCAGGGGCTGCAGAGGAGCGAGGCCCACAGCACGTCGCTGGCCGCGTCCCGGACCCACGGCATCTCGATCTGCTTGGGATAGGTCGCGACACCCTGCACCATCGAGGCGGCCTGGCGATCGGGACGCCGCTCGGGCGAGCGGGTATTGGGGCGTTGCGGCGCGCCGCTGACGCGGATGTCGCGGGCGAGCAGGAAGGCCGGCGTCGCCGGCGTGGTGCCGACGGTCGCTTCGGCGATGACGGCGGTCTGCTTGTTGGCGCTGTCCAAGAGGCCTTCTCCCAAATTTTAGACAACAAAAAGCCGCCCGGTGGGCGGCGATCAGATGCGTCCGGCGGCGCGTGCTCTACCGGCTCAGCCGACGTTATAAGTCTCGTACCCGAGGGCTACGGCTTCGACCCACAGTCCGGCCTCGTCGTGCCCGCCGCCCATGGGGGCGGTCGAAGCGATCCGAACGGTGCCATTGCCAGCAGCGAAGCGGTCGTTGCGGAACCGGGCTCGCAGACCACTCGCGTAGGATTCCGCCAGATTGCGCACCACGATACCGGCGCCGAGCCGGGTCTTTACGTAGAGCGTCACCTGGCCCTGCTCGCGCCAGAAGTTCAGTCCTGGCGCGCCGAACGTGTACTGATCCTCGGTGCCACCCGGAAAATCGAGCACCACAAAGCCCTGCGAGACGTCCGGATTGTCACCCGTGTTGTAGAGATCCCTGATCGGCCAGCCGATGCCGAGATCGGCCAACCAGACGATGAGCCGGTCGCGGAACGCCATGCGCAGGGGGTCGCCGACAACCAGGCCCGTGGCCGTCGCGCCCAGCGGCACGCTGACGATCGGATGAACGCCATACATCATGTCCTGACCTTAGTTGGGCAACCCCGTGGGCTTGATGAAGAACTGCAGCGCTGGATACACCTGATCCCGCTGGACGCGCCGGGCGCCCCGTTTGCCCCACACCTTGATGCCGATGTTCAGGTTCACGTATTTGAAGTCGAAGAACAGCGCCTTGCCGAACCGGTTGACCAGGGCCCGCAGCACGACGCGATAGACGCCGCTCCTGGCCTGCCGACTGAGGGCTGCCCGCTTGCCGCGCCCCGTTCTTCTATTCGCCGTCGCGCCCTCGATCTTTCGGGCGTAGGGCTGCGGATTGACGATCTGGACGCGATCCGTCGGCCGAGCGTTGCGCAGCGCACCCCAGATATTGCCCTCTACCTCGGCACCGTTGATCATCACGGTGTGCGAACTGGCATATCGCCCCGTCAGCACCGGGCTCTTCTTCTGCAATTCGGTCAGCGCCCAGCGAACCGCCTCCACCATGCTGGTGCGCGCCGCGAACTCGATCCTGCCGAACGGCTTTACCTGCAGATAGTCGCGCCGCGGCATGCCGTCGGTAATGACCACGGGCTCGTTGTCGAAGCCCCGCGCGACCTCCTCCCGCAGGGCCCGCTTCGCCACGTCTATCGTGGCGGCGCGCACCCATTCCGCCGTCGACCGGCCGAGCTGCTCCGAAGAGATGCCTTCGACGATCACCGGCATGTCAGCCGGCGACCAGGAGCTCGTAGAGTGCGACCGTGCCCGCATCGCCCAGCGGCCGGACATCGAGGATCGATCTTTCGCGACCGTCAACGATGATGCTGTCGTGGCGACCCGGCGCCTTGCTGGCCCACGGCGACGCTGCCAGCTCGGTCGTTCCGATTCTTATCCGGAACTCCTGCTGGACCGCCGACCCGCCGACATCAACCGTCGAACCGACGAGACGCTTACCTTTCAGGACAACGGCCGTGGCTTCGCTCGCCCGCTTCAGCACCATCGTCTCGCCGTGCCGCGCGATCAGACGGGCAGCATTGCGGGCGGTGTCCGAAGCAGTCATCACACCGCCCACGTCTTGAACGGGGACAGCGCCACTTCCAGCGACTTCAGCAGGCCGCTCTCGCCAATGCTGTCGCCGCCGGCGACGGCATACGAGCCGGACCAGATGTCGGGCGTGTTCTCTGACCTGAGGGCGGGGTCCCGGTCAGTCGCCAGGTACTTCATCTTCACCTGCTCGATCACCTGCCCCTCGAGTTCGGCCGGCACCTCCGCGGGCAGTGGCCAGCCGGCCGTCCAGGACACCACGATCTTGCCGGGTGACCAGCAGACCGGGGTGTCATTGGCCATTCTCTCCAGCATGCCGCTGCCAAGCAGCCGGAAGCCGGTGTTCATGACGAGGGTGGTGCCATCCTCGATCACGCTGCCCACCGTCGTGATCGGCGTCCGCCACGGCAGGATCAGGACGGAACTACGGTCCATGTCGGTGGCCAGCCAGGTGGCACGGACGACTTCTAGGCCGAACGTAGGCACGGGACCGGCCGCGCCGCGGGCCAGATTGCAGAACCGGACACACTCCCCGCTGACGGCATCGATGATGCTTTCGATGAGGGTCGTATCGACGGCGCCCATTCTGAGCGCTGCCTGGACCTTCGCCGCCGTGGTCAGTCGGCGGGCCGCCGCGGAGACTGCCGGCGTCACCACCTCGAACAGCGGCGGGTTCACCGGCTCGCCGATCGTCGCCGCGGAGGTTCTTGCTCCGTCGGAGCGGCGTCCAGTGCGTCTGCCCACCCCTCAGCAACAGCGACCCTCGCGAGATCTCCCTCGACCAGCTCCGACACCTCGAACTGCCGCGGATGGAGGGCGCCATCGGGCGCCCCCATGAATGCCTTGACGACCTTCGCCTTCATGACTGGCTCCTCATGCGATCAGAGCCGATCAGGCCGGCGGGTTCGAGGTCGGCCGGTTGCGCGGACGGCCAAGCACCCACACGCCCGCGACGAAGGCATTGCCGGTGTTGGCCGCCGGCGTAATCGTCACGCGCGCATAGCGTTTGCTGGTGCGCAAGCCGATCTTGAAAACCTTGTCATCATCGCTGAACAGGAAGCTCGCCTGCGTTTCCAGGCCCAGAAGCTGATCATCAGGAACAGCGGCGGCATCCGACAGGTTGGCCGCGTCCCCGTGCTCGACGAGAGTGGTGAACGTCGCATCGGCGTCGGCAAGTGCTCCGGTCAGGATCGCAAACTCGGCGGCATCGTAGCCGGCAAGGTCGGCGATCTGCGATACGAACGGGGTATTGTCGACGACGGCGGCAGCGGGGCTGATGCCGCGCTTCAGATGAATGTTGTTGTGCAGGTCTTGCATGGTGACAGTCCTTTAAATGCAGAATGAGAAAAGGCGCGCCTCATGGAAGCGCGCCTTCGATGTTTGTCCGGTCCGTGCCGACCGATCAGGTCGAGCACTTCAGTTTGCGAATGGCCTCGGGCAGCGTCACCGCACCGCCAACACGCTTCCAGAACAGGAACCGGACATTGCCGCTGGTGGCCTGGGTGAGATTGTCGCGCTGGAGTGACATGGCGAGGCGATCGACCAGCGTATAAGCCCGGGCGAAGTCGCCGTAGGCGATGGGATACGTATTCGCCCCCTCGCTCGGCATGTCAGGGACTTCCACATACGGGTCGCCGTCGATGGTGTTGGGCTTGCCGAGCGCAATCCCGGGCATCCAGATGTACTGCTTGTTTCCATCTTTCAACTTGCGGACCGAACCGAGCGTCGTCCGGTTCAGCGCCCAGGTGGCATTGCGCGTATAAGGCGTCTTGATCGCGTGTTTCAGGGTCAGGATGCCGTCCGCTTGGCCGTTGGCGTCCGCCACGGTGGCC